AGGTTCGATTCCTTTGACTTGTCAATTTAATTTATAATCCCAGTTAAGCTAACCTAGTGAAAGCGATTCGCTGAAGACGAATAGAGGTTGGGGCGGAACCAACAACTGGGACCATTTTATGGGCGTGTGGTGGAAATATAAGACACGGTGATGACCCCACTGATATAACCGAAGGAGGGTTTGTTCCTGAGTGAAAGGTTGTATCGTTTACTGGTGAAAGTCCAGTCGTAGCCCACCATTTTTTAGAAAGAAACCTATTTATATAAATATTTATATGGTATATGATTAAATTAAAAGATTTATTGTTTGAAGCCAAAGAATTACCGTTTTCTAGCAAAATTGCAAAATCAATGTATGATTACCACATACAAACAAGAGGTGTAACTAATTCAGGTGAAAAAGGTAGTTTTAATTTTTATAGAAAACCCACGGATAAACAAGCTACATATGTATCAAGAAAAACTGGAGATTTTATAGGAAATGATGGTAGATATGTGATGTTCCAACCATTTAGTGGAAATGCAGTTATGTTTGTATCATATCCATCAGGAACTTGGCCTGATCTGGAAGCAAAATTGAAATAAAAGAGCGTTACCAACCTATCGGGTCATTTTTTTGAACAAGGAGTTTTAACTCTATACTCCGATATCAACTATCCAAGTGGATGCCCTTAGATGTGGCCAGACGAGAAATTTGGGAAGACGGAGAGTGGGTGCAGCTACCACTCATATAAAGTTGATTTGTTCAGAATATTTTTTAAGAAGATTGTTGACGGAACAATAAAGTGTGGTAAGATGATTATAGTTCGTTGACAATATTAGATGCAGATTTTAATGCAAGTGTAACTCAACTGGATCAGAGTATTCGGCTCTTACCCGAAAGGTTGTGGGTTCAAATCCCATCACTTGCACCATTTTTATTAGTGATGCACCATATACTACAATCCGGCGATAAGATCAAAGGCAATCGTAACAGATTAAAAAACATTGAGAAGGAGCAACAAAAAACGTCGCTGTTGACGAGAACACTAATAATGGATAATGGGTAACTGGCCCCATAAGTGACTGCTGACCGGTACAATCAGTAAAACACAGAGACGGCGTGGAGAGCACAGCACCAATTTCAATGGGATTCAAGCTTTAATGGTGAAGCAACTGGCTTTTAACCAGTAGAACACGGATCGTTACCGTGGAGTCCTACCATTTTTTGGCCATATAAAGTAATAGTAACCTAACCCTCTGTCTAAGGGAAGTCCGGGGAGCGTAACCCCGTATGGCCGCCATTTTAATTGTCCCGTAGCTCAGTTGGTTTAGAGCAGTGTGTTGATAACACAAAGGTCGTTGGTTCAAATCCAATCGGGACAACCATTTTAACGCACTCGTAGCTCAATTGTATAGAGCCATCCGTTTCTACCGGAAAGGTTGGGGGTTAGAGTCCCTCCGGGTGCGCCATTTTGCCTGTATCATCTAATGACAAGATTCCTTCCTCGTAAGAAGGAAAATATTGGCTCAAATCCAATTACAGGCTCCAATTTAATGTCTCGTTGGTCGAGTAGTTAGGCAGCAATCTGCAAAATTGCATTAGGTTGGTGCAAATCCAACACGGGACTCCATTTTATAGAAACTATATATACGTTATGAGTAAACAATATCAAAAGGCTGGTGTAGACATTGAATTAGGCAACAAAGTTAAGAGTAAATTACCGCAATTACTTTCATCCACTAACAGAAAAGAAGTGTTAGGCAAGGTTGGAGGTTTTGGCGGTCTTTTTGCTTTAGATATTAAGAAATATAAAAATCCCATATTGGTATCTAGTGTTGACGGTGTTGGAACCAAGTTAAAGATTGCGTTTGAGTTTAATAAACACAATACTATTGGATTTGATTTGGTTAATCATTGTGTGAATGATATTGCTGTATTGGGTGCGGAACCATTATTCTTTTTGGATTATATTGGGTTGGGTAAGTTGGAACCAAAAGTATTTGAATCTATTATTGAAGGATTTATCAAAGGATGTAGAATAAACTATTGTACATTAATTGGTGGAGAAACAGCACAAATGCCTGGGTTTTATAAGAAGGGTGAGTATGATGTGAGTGGTACAATTGTTGGTGTAGTAGAAAAAGATGAAATGATTAGTGGTGAAAATATTTCAAAAGGAGATGTTGTAATTGGAGTTGAATCAAGTGGATTACATACTAATGGATATAGTTTAGCTAGAAAGATATTGTTTGATAAGATGCGATACGGTGTAGAAGACTATGTTAAAGAAATTGACAATGTTTTGGGAGATGAATTATTGACACCGCACATGAGTTATTTATCTTTAGTACACAAGACTAAGAAGTATGTAAATGGAATTGCGCATATTACTGGTGGTGGATTTTATGATAATATTCCCAGAGTATTACCAAAAGATTTAAATGTAATAATTGATAAGAAGAGTTGGGATGTATTACCAATATTTGAATTTATACAAAAATGTGGTAAGGTTAGTGATGAAGAAATGTATCATGTATTTAATATGGGTATTGGTATGGTATTTATAATGAATAAGAAGTATGCGGATAAATTTTTAAAAGAAAGTAAAAGTTTAAATTATAAGTCTTATATTATTGGACATGTAGAGAGTGGAAAATGTGAAGTAAAAATTATTTAAAGTTGACCCGCCTTTTATGGCGGGTTTTTTACTATATATGTCTATGACCAAGAAGTGTATTTATTCCAAGTTTATTGACATGAAGAATGAAATAATGAAACACAAATGGATTGAAAGTGAAAAAGCTGGAAAAGACATTGGTTTTGAAAAAGCGTTGGTAGACTGGATTGAAAAACACCGAACTGGTTGGGTAACTTACAAAATAAAATAATATGGATACGACAAGAAGAACTTTTTTAAAGTCTGGTTTACTTACTAGTACAATTGGATTAAATTTAAACGCAGCATCTAAACAACCTGTAAATGACCCTACTTGTGGTCCTGCGGTTGGTGGTAAAAGATTTAAATTTACAAATGAACCACAAAGAATTCGTAAAAGTTTTTATGATTTGAGTGATGACGAATTGAAGAATTTGTGTCGTGCAGTTGGATATATGCGTAGAAATATACCACTAAACAGTCCAATTCAATGGGAAAATTATGCAAAATTACATGCATATCACTGCACTGATTCAGGTGTTCCTATGGTCCAAGTTCATTGGAGTTGGCACTTTTTACCATGGCACCGTGGTTATATTTATTTTTTGGAAAGAATTTTGGATAATGTTTTAAAAACTAATTTTGGATGGAATGGTGTTGCTTTTGCTTATCCATATTGGGATTGGAGTAATCATCAAGAAATGCCGAACACTAAGATTCGTAAACAAGCTGGATTGGCAAGTCCATTATTTGGGTATGATTTGACGCAAGAGGATATGGTAAGTGCGGATAACCTTGATTTTGATAATTTAGCACTGTATGACGGTAATAGAAAGCCAACTATTGCGGAACCTACTATGGACCCAAGCAATGAAGTGAGTGCAGATTCAAAACAACATATCGTTGAAACCAAGTGGTATATGAGTAGTGATTATATTAATGCTATTTTGAAAGCACCGTTTGAAATTTTTGGTGGTAAGTCAGTAACAGATAGAAATACTGGACAAGGTTTATTAGAACAAGGTCCACACAATAATGGTCATGATTGGGTAGGAACTCGTTATGGCGGTAATAGAACGATGGGAACATTAAGATATGCTGCAAATGACCCTATTTTCTTTATGCATCATGGTAATATTGACCGTATTTGGTCGTTATATAAGAATGAAATGCCAGATGTAAATGGTCCTTGGGGTCAACAAGAATATACATATACTGATATAGATGGTAGTCCTGTAAAAGTAACTGTAAAAGACATTGTTACTAAAATGACTAATGTAACTTATCAACCACCTTCTGATGAACCAATAAAATTAGTTTCTAGTATTAATACAAATATTCCAAAGTCCGTAACTATACCTGTAACAGGAACATTAACATCAGATGGACTTGTATTAGATATTCCTGAAAATGATAAAATCAAAGAATTAATAAATCAAAAATCAAAATTGTCAATATTAACTATTGAAACAGGTCCAATTTCATATGCCGATAAATTTAAAATAAGTGCATATGTTAATGGAAATTATATTGGTCGTGTTAATATTTTAGATGGTAGACAACCAGATAAAGGTACATCTATATCTCATGAATTTTTAATTACAATAGGAACAGGAAAGCAATCATTGACAAATGATTTGAATACTACATTTGTGGGTTATCCAAAGACGGTTAAATTAATTTTGAATAAAATTAAAGACAAAAACTTCAAACTCGCAATTAGGAATTTGAAGTTTACAATAATTGAATAATACTATTTTATAGTATACCAGCGTCTTTATAAGACATTTTCACAACGCCTTCATCAATAAGGCGTTTTCTGTTTTTTAGATGTTGGTCTTTTACTTTATCTTTATTTTCACCCATATAACGAACGGCGTAACCATTATTAATTAATTCTTCGTTGAGAATTTTTTTGGTATCTGGATTTATAATTTCTCCTAATAAACGTCCAAATTTTTCTCTTCCATTACTGTCTACGTCATCACTAATATGAGTACGAATAATCACATTTTTATCTTTACATGATTCAATAAATTTTTTTGCGTAGTCTTTGCTTGCTAATCCAAATACTTTTTCTGTTTTATCTGACGTGCGACTTTCTGGAGTATCTACACCTAAAAGTCTCACTTTTTGATTAACAAAAACAACATCAAAACCTAGGTCAATATCGATTACAACTGTATCTCCGTCAACGACTTCTGTAACTTTTGCATTATATTCGTATGGCATAATTTTTATAATATATAGATAAAATTGTTGGGAAAATAATTTAATTTTTATAAAATCGACGTAATAGTTATTTTCAAGAATCATTATATAATAAATTGATATTCTTGAAGATCGGTATATGATGATTAAGGTAAATAGACTTTGAGTGAAGTTTATTTGTTAACAAAAACAAACATAAATAAAGGATAGTAAAATATGAAGAAAGTATTAGTATTAGTGTCACTATTGACCGCTTTAACTGTAACTGCTGGAGATAATTCAAGCCTATCAGTGGAAGCTGGTTACAATAACCAATACATCGTAAATGGTGTTGCTCGTTCCGAAGGATCACCATTCGTTGGTGTTGGTGCAGTAAAGTCCCTAAAGTATGCGGATGTATATTTGGGTGGAACTCTATTGGCTAATGGTGATTTGGATCAATCACATTGGACATTGGGTGCTGGCAAGGAAGTAGATGTATGGAAGGATGTATTTTCTGCCCGTGCCGATGCTACTGTTACTCGTCACCAAGCTGGTAGCTTTGGTATTCCAAACAGCACTGAATTTGGTGTGAAGTTGGCTCTACCAAATAAGTTGGCAACTCCATATGTACGTGGTGCATTTGACATTGACCTAGATCAAAAGGGTGCATTCGTAGGTATTGAACGTGCTCAGAAATTGCCACTTGGTTTTGTCATTACACCTGCTGTAGAATATGGTAAGGTATATGGTGCAAGTAGTGATTATACCGCTGTTAACGCTAAAGCAACATTGACTCGTCCATTTGAATTTTCATTTGGTGTGTTGACTCCATTTGCTAGTGTTGGATGGTATGACAATGACTTCAGCGCTGCTAAGTATAACTGGGCAACCCGTGAATTTAGTGGTGATGTAGTTTATTCTGGTGGTCTAAGACTATCATTTTAATCAATAAATTAAAATAAACAATTACAACCGTTAACTCTTAAAAAGTTGACGGTTTTTTATTTTGCACCATATATATAATTGAAGAAAGGAAATTAAGTTTATGCCAACACCAACGCCAAAACCTAGTGGAACTCCAACTGGTACTCCAAGACCAACTGGTACTCCAAGACCAACTGGTACTCCAAGACCAACTGGTACACCAAAGCCAAGTGGAACTCCAACTGGTACTCCAAGACCAAGTGGAACTAGATAAAATAAATAAAAATATAGTAGAACCTGTCATTAAATGACGGGTTTTTTTATTTACAAAAAAGGAAAATTATGAGTAAACCAGAACAATATGGAGCAAAACCAAACGACGAAACAATAAATTCTGCATATGCAATTAATAAATGTATAATGGAGAACAATATATGTGAACTTAGTGAAGGAACCTATTACATAGGTGGTAATAATATAGATTCAAATGATCCTGAAAAAGTTTTGAAAAGTGGAATATTATGGGGATGGAAACCAGAACAAAATGAAAGTGGCGTTAAAATAATTGGTAAAGGTAAAGGAAAAACGATATTAAAATTATCTAAACATCTTTCTGGTAGAAGAGATTTAGCTGTGAATGGAAACCAATTGATTATGGTTCAAGCAGTTGGACCTGGTGGTGATGGTAGTGTTGATTGTAAGAATATAATATTTAAAGGTATAACATTTGACGGTAATTATAATGAAATAAATGAAGCTAAAGGTAATGAATTAACAACCGCAGGTTGTACTACATTTGGCAGTAATACACTATATGAAGATTGTGAATTTAAAGGATTTAATGTGGGTAAAGATAATGCAACGTCATTTATTATTATATCATTATTGTCTAAAAATTCTAAAGATGGTGTAAAAGGAACTACTGTAAGACGATGTGATTTTCATTCACCAGGAAGAAACAATAGATATCCAGAACATGATACTGAACAAATTGTACATGTACAAGTAGGTGGACATTTAGCAGGCAAAGTATTTGCAACTGGTTGTATTGTTGAACAATGTACATTTAGAGGTGACGCTGGTAAAACCCAATTTTCTCCATTGGCAGGTATTAGTGTTGCTAATACAAAAGGTGCAATAATTAGAAAAAATAATTTCGATGGATTTGAAGGAATGTGTTATTATGTTGATACAGGAACAAATATTGATACAGTAGTAGAAGAAAATAGTGCGTTAAGTGTTCCATGTTTTATAAGATTAAGCGCACAAAATTATGTAAGACAATATGGAAGTGAATGGTGGGCAATAAACTATGCATATCATCATAATTTATTAGTAAGAAATAATAATGTAATAACAACTGGTAAAGGAACATGGAATTGGAAACCTGGCAAATATGCACCTTGGGATGGAATATTTTTAGGTTATAGTATGGATAGAGATTTACCTAACCTATCTTCTGTATTTAAAAATATTGTAATTCAAGAAAACAATTTAAATGTATCACCTGCTAATATGCTTAAGAATTTAGGTGGATGGTGGCCACAAAGTAATTGTTATGGTAATCCAACTCCAGTAGGTCCAGTTCCACCTGAACCAGTAATTGGAGAAATCAAGTTGATAAATAATATTAACAAATATATTCCAGAAAAAGAAGATAGACAAAAAACAATAACAGAACGAATTAAAAATATATTTAAATGTAAATAATTTTATTGTTTTTTAATTTTTGTTCATATATATTGTCATAATATGATTTCACAATCACAACCTAATCAAGCTAGTCAATCCCCAGTAGGGTATTGATGACGAGGTTGTTTGCTAAAAAAATCCAACCCGTCACTCTACAAAAAGAATGACGGGTTTTTGATTTTATGTGTTGACAGTTTAAGAAATTGTGGTAAATTTGAAATATAACGAACGGGGTTGAAACTCTATCTGGTGTCCCCAACGAAAGTTAAAACACTTGATCGGTCACTGGGTGTTATGTTAAGTACAGAACCCAACTGGCGATAATTGGATTAAAAGTAATAACGATTTTTATGGGCGGTTAGCTCAGTGGTAGAGCATCACGTTTACACCGTGGCTGTCGGGGGTTCGAATCCCTCATCGCCCACCATTTTAATCGGTCACAGGTGTTACGGTAGCATCCGTGCTTTGGGAGCATGTGGAGCCAGTTCAATTCTGGCGTGGCCGACCATTTTAATGGCTATGTAGACCAACTGGAAGGAGTCGTCTGTCTTAGAAACAGAATAGTGTAGGTTCAAATCCTATCATAGCTACCAATTTATGGTTGATAGGCAGATATAAGCTGGCTGCACTAGTCTTGAAAACTAGGTTTGTTGAAAGACAAAGGTCCGGGCAGTACGGACATCAACCGCCAATTTTATGGTTGGGTGGCAGAGTGGTCTAACGCAGAGCTTTGCTAAAGCTCCGAGGTGTAAAAGCCTCCGAAGGTTCAAATCCTTCTCCAACCGCCATTTGCGGGTATAGCTCAATGGTAGAGTGTCAGTCTTCCAAACTGATTATGCGGGTTCGATTCCCGCTACCCGCTCCAAATTTAAAAAGAAAGTAATTTAACTGGGGATTTGCATAATGGTAGTGCGGAAGACTTTGAATCTTCTTGTGGGGGTTCGATTCCCTCATCCCCTGCCAATTTAATCGGAATGTAATGTCAATAGTAGACGGCCTGGTTTGGAGCTAGGAGGTTACAGGTGCGAGTCCTGTCATTCCGACCATTTTAAATACTATTTATATAGTATATTGATGAAGACATACAAATTAACTGAATTAAAAGCTGGAGAAAAAGGACGGATAGTTCAAGTTAATATTGTTAACCAAAGACTTCAAGAGTTAGGAATATTTGAAGGAACTATAATTAGTGTTATTACAAATAATTTGATATGTATGGTATGTAATACAAGAGTTTGTCTTGGTAAATTAGTAACAGACAATATTATTGTAGAAAAGATTTAAATATAAATGGGCTGTTGGTGATAGTGGTAGCACGGGAGCTTTGCAAGCTTTAGGGAAGAGTTCGATTCTCTTACGGTCCACCAAATTTAAAGCGGGTATGATGTAGTGGTAGCCTGCAACCTTGCCAAGGTCGATGTGAGGGTTCGATTCCCTCTACCCGCTCCACTTTAGTAAAAAATCTTTATATTTATAGTAATGAATAAATTACAAGATTTAAAAAATAAATTAAAAGATTTACAAGATGCTTTAGATAAAGCAGAGGATAGTAATAATCCACATTTATCAAATACAATTCGTGGTGAAATACAAAATACTCTTAGAGATATAAAAAGAGAAGAAAGAAATCAGCCTGTTTCAGTTGAAAGAGGAAAAGAATTATTTGCACAATTAAGAAGAGATGTGGGTTTGGATGAAATAGTTAAATACAGACAATTTTTTGATATTTGAAAATTTATGGGCATGTACTGGTTTCGATTTAAGACGATTGACTAGTTAGGCGTGTAGAGGATGATAGTTGGCCTCTTATAAACATCTATTAAAACATTAACTGCTGAAGATAATGTAATCAGCTACAACTTCACTTCCCGTGATGCAGTAGCATTAGCAGCCTAAGGCTGCGCATTCAATATTATGATGTCTGATAATAATATTGGGTGTAAACTATCAGGCTAAGTCAACAGTTTGATTTATGTTGTTGATTGAGTATTTTATAAATCTTTAGAACAATTAGTTTTGACATTTAATATAATTGTTCTTAACAACTAAAAAATGTATACACACGTAGTCTGATTATGATAGTGTTTTAAAGACAAGGGTTCGACTCCCTTCATGTCCACCAATTTAGGTGAGTAATAAAACAATAAAATATAGTATATATGACAAAACAAGAAGCAGAAAAGAAAGTATATGAGTTGACGGAAAAATTAATCTTTGTAAAGAAAGATTTCAAGGATGTAGCTGCCGGTTACAAAGAAAAAATGAAAGAGATTGAATCGGAAATTAAAGCTATTGTTGAAGAAACTAGTGCAATTCCATTGGCATCATCTAAAGATGATGATGGAGATGATGAATGATTTAATTTATGACTGGTTATCATAAATTTGTATAATAAAACCAAACATTAACAATTAAACTATAATTAATATGTCTAAAAGGACTAATAAAAAAGAAAATAGTGTAAGTGTAGATAACAATGTGACTACTGAACAAAAGTATTATGTAGTTACTCGTAGTGGGTTAAGAGTCAGTGAATTAGTGTATACTAATAAGAATGATGCGAAGACTGAATTTGATCATTGGACAGGTATTCTTAAGAAATGGCCCGATGGTACAAAAATCGAATTAGTTGAGTATAATGAGACAAAACATAAGGTTTCTTAAAAGGAGATAGGTTTAATTTGACGCTATTAATTAATTTTAATAGCGTTTTTTCTTTTTTGTCACATTGTTTTTGATATTTATATTCATATGCCAAAAGCATTTAGACACAAATTATATACGTTACCTTCTAATTTCAATGAAATGAATAAGTTTATTGAAACAAATAAAATTCAAATGATGGAACATATTGTTTCTTCAATTGAATATGCAATAGATAAAAAGTTAAGTTTTGTTGAAATATTTAGTTTTAAAAATTCTGACTTTGTTGTTACATTACCTGAAAATCAATTCAAAGAAAATTTAGAGAATGTATACAGTTATTACATTGAAAAGGAAAAGTATGAGTTATGTGTACGGGTTAAATCAGTTGAAAACAAATTGAATTCAATTTTAGATAAAATTACTCATGAAAAAAAAGAAAAATCTACAAAAAGGAAAAAATGACACTACAAATCATCACCCAATTAATGAACATCATAGTAATGAACCTAAAAATGATACAAGTCCGATTGTATATCAACGAACAAAATTAAAACATGAATTATCAATATTTGAACGAGAATTAACAGAAAAACAAAAAGAATTTATAAATATAGCATTAAACAAAGATGCTAAAATGATATTTATTAGTGGACCGGCTGGTTCAAGTAAAACTTATATAAGCATATATTCTGCTTTAAAATTATTAAACCAAAAGAAAGTAAGTGATTTACTTTATATTAGAAGTGCGGTAGAAAGTGCAGATAGTAAAATTGGGTTTTTACCTGGTGAAGCAGATGAAAAAATGGCACCATATATTCAACCTTTATTGGAAAAATTGTCAGAATTATTGCCAAAAAGAGATATAGACATACTACAAAAAGAAGACAGAATAGATAGTATTCCATTAGGATTTTTAAGAGGGTTAAATTGGAATGCTAAGTGTATTGTAGCAGATGAAGCTCAAAATATGACAGTTAAAGAATTGACTACTTTAATTACAAGAGTAGGTGAATTTAGTAAAGTTTTTATTTTAGGTGATCCTGACCAAAGTGATATCAATGGTAAAAGCGGATTTGTAAAAATAATGAATGCTTTTGATGATGAAGAAAGTAAAGAAAATGGCATTTATACATTTAAATTTACTGAAGAAGATATAGTTAGAAGTGGTTTAGTAAAATATATTGTTAAAAAATTAAAAAATGTCAAACTACAATGATATATATATCTATTAAAGATATATGTCCACTAGTAAGAAAATTACTGATTTAGCTGCTTATACAGATTCACAAGTTCAATCCAATGACTTGTTGTTTATTACAGATGTTGCGAATCAAGAAACAAAGAAGATCACCGCAATCGATGTAGCAGACTATGTTATTAGTGCAAAGTCTTCTTCTATTTTTAATGGTAATTATACAGGCAGTTTTACTGGTTCATTTACTGGCAGTTTATTAGGAACAAGCAGTTGGGCTGTTAATGCTTTAACTGCAGCTTATGCTGCAAGTGGTGGTGGTTCAGGAGAATCAAATACTGCATCAAATACAGGTTCATATGGATATGGACTATATTCGGATAAAGTAGGAGTAGATTTAAGATTTAAAAAAATTACGGGTGGAGATAATGTAATTATTGGTTTAGATACCGGTGATAATAATGTTGTAAAAATATCTGCAATAAGTACAGCAACATCTCCGGGTGGTGCAACTGGAAATGTACAATTTAACTCTAATGCTGGAACATTTGGTGGAAATTCTAATCTTTCTTGGGATACAACCAATAATAATAAATTAACAATAGGAGGAAATGTATCTTCTACAACTTTTAGTTCTAGCGTAACAAATGCAGTTGGTTATTTTGGTACTGCAAGTTTTTCCGTTTCATCCTCTAATTCGATATCTGCAAGTTTTGCTACATCTGCAAGTTTTGTAACCTCTGCAAGTTATGCTGTAACTGCAAGTTATATTAGTTCAATATCACTATCAGAATTTCCATCATCTACATTTTCTAATACTATTAGTTCAAACACAGTAGGACAGTTCTTAGCTGGTGCAAATGAAGGTGGAGTAGGTACACATTGTTATGCTGTAGCACATGGATTTGGTGTAACGCCATCATTAATAAGGGCTACATTATATTGTAATAGTAGTGATTCAGTCGTAGGATATGTAGCTGGTGATGAAGTTGATGTAAATTGTGCTGAAATAGATGTTAATGATTCTAATTTATTTGCTGCGTGGACTAATTCAACTTATGCGGGTGTATCCTTAACCATTAACAATTCAGGCGGAAATTTCTATATACCAAATAAAACTGGTGGTGGATGGAACTTAGTTAATACAACTAAATGGAATTATAGGATTAGAGTTTGGAAATAATTAATTAAATATATAATATGCCAACAACAAGTATAAAAATTAGTCAATTAGATCCTATTTCCAGTTTAACTGGCAGTGATTTTTTTCCAATTGATCAAAGTAGTTCTATAAAAACATATAGAGCTAGTTTGACACAATTACAAAATTTATTTTCGACAGGAAGTTTTACAGGATCATTGACAGGTAGAATTACTGGTACAGGTACATCACCACAATTTGTTGGAACAAGTAGTTGGGCTATAAGTTCAAGTAGAGCTATTAGTTCATCATATTCTGATTTTTCAAATAGTAGTAGTTACGCATTAAGTGCATCAAGATCTGAAACTGCTAGTTATGCATTAAATTCAAATGCCGGTGATTTGTCAGGTGCTGGAACCACAAATTATGTTCCAATTTGGACAGGAAATAAAACTTTAGGCGATTCTAAATTTTATTTAAGTTCTTCGCAATATTTCTTAAAGAATATAGATCCAAGTTATACCGCATTTAATATTGAACAATCAAATTCTGGTCAGTCTTTTTTAATTGTGTCTGGACATTATAATTCATCATGGACATTAAGAAATTATAATACTTCGTCAGACAGTTGGACTATGGTAGTCAGTGGTGACGGAGAAGATACATTATCACCAGGAGTTAAAGGTGGTTTAGACTGGTCAACTTATACAAGTAATAGTTTATTTACATCTAAACAACCAACAGTAATTGGCACTTATCAAGATATAACTAGAATGATGCGTGTAAAATCTAGTGGTATTTATTTCTGGCCATTATCAAGTGTACAATCATTATCAAAAGATAGTACATTTAATATTGGTGTTGATTCTGGTACACAAAATACTACAACTAGATTTTTGATTGACGTTTATAGTGGTAGTAACGCATCAAATCCTGTTATTAACCATGTACAAAAAGCTATTGAAGTTAGATATGGAAGTTCAAGTTTATCAACTACTTTTTGTGTAAGTAGTAGCGGACAAGTTACTGCTGCAGGTTATAGTGGCAGTAATTTTAACGCAGTTTCTTTCTATGGAACTGCTAGTTACGCAATGAATACTCCGACTAATAATAGTAGTGTTAATGTTCGTGTTCCTGTGTTTGTTACTACTTCTTCAAATGTAAGCCTTGAAAGTACTAATAATTTTAATTTAATTTTAAGTTTATCTCTTCCATCTGGATATACAACTTGGGATGAATTTTCAATCCGTGCTAATTTATGCGTAGATAATACTGGCAATGGAAAAATTACAGGCAGTCTTTGTTACGGAGACGGTACATTATTTTCTCTTACATCTGGATCTGGAAATTCGGGGCAAGTATATTTTTATGATAGTAGCGATGATAGTATTACACCTATATGGGAATATTTTGGAATTGTAACTGGATCAAAAAAGACTGATAATCCTCTTGTTTTAAGCGCAAGTTTTAATTATTCGTCTGCTACTATTAGTAGCAGATATATATATGCGAGAGCGTATGCAAAAAATTAAGTAATGTATGATATTTGTTCAAATTGCGAGTTATAGAGATCCTGAATTAATTCCAACAGTTTTGGATTTGGTTAATAAAGCTAAAAATCCAGAATCATTGAGAATTGTAATTGCATGGCAACATGATGATAACGAATGTATTGAACCAATAAAACATTTGGTTGAATATATTGATATTCCTTATGTTGAAAGTAAAGGTGTATGTTGGGCTAGGAATTTAATACAACAAAAATATAAAGGCGAAGAATATACATTACAATTAGATTCACATCATAGATTTATACAAAACTGGGATGAAGAGTTAATAAACATGTATAATCAATGTAGAGAATTAGGAAGTGACAAACCATTAATTACTGCATATTTACCTCATTATGATCCTGATAAAGAAGAATATTTGCAAGAAGTGTGGAAAATGAATCTTGAAAAGTTTATGGATGAAGGACCAATGTTTTTTATTCCAGAACCACTAAATCAACAATTTGAAAATCCGATTCCATCAAGGTTTTACAGTGGTCATTTTGCATTTACAGACGGTGAATTTAGTAAAGTTGTACAACACGATCCTTATTATTATTTCTATGGTGAGGAAACAAATATTTCTGTTAGGGCTTATACACATGGTTATGATTTATATCATCCAAATAAAATAATTGCATGGCATTATTATACAAGAGAAAAAAGACCAAAACATTGGGATGATCATATTATTGAAGGAAATGATTGGAGTAAATTAGATGTAGAATCTACTAATAGACACAAAAGAATATTTGGAATGGATGGTTATGAAAAGTTAATAGACTCAATTTATAGTTTTGGAAACGTAAGAACGATTGAAGATTATGAGTTATATGCAGGAATTCGATTTAGTGATAGATACATAAGTGAATATACAAAAAATCATTTATTACCTCCAAATCCTATTGAATAAAAAAATTTGAATTTTTGTCAAAATACTAATATATATAGGTTAGATGACTAAAGTTGTCATCCATGTATGTCTCAAAAAGAATACATGAAAATGGGTCTATATAAAGACCATTTAAGAAAGGAAAATATATGTCAGTAGTAAAATATCAAAATAATCCGTTATATCGTTCAATTCATCGTGATGAGTTTTTAACTCCATTTGACCAAATTTTTGATGAATTTTTTAAAGCAAACGTTCCATCATTTACTCAAGAATTCGGAGTAGACTTTTTTGAAAAAGGTTCATATCCAAGAGTAGATGTAATTGATTTCAACAATAAAGTTGTTATTGAAGCAGAAGTTCCAGGATTAACAAAAACAGATGTAAATGTTGAAGTTCAACAAAATGTACTCACAGTAAGTGGTGGAAAAAGCAAAAATGTAACGGATACTGAAGGTGGAAAATATATTAGACGAGAGTTAAAACGTTCAAATTTCCGTAGATCTTTTACATTAGGCGATAATATTGAAAAAGATACAGTTTCTGCTACATTTGAGAATGGAATCCTTCAAATTACACTAAATAAAGTAAAACCTGTGGTTCCAGAAGTAAGAAAAGTTACAATTAAATAATAAGTTATATATTTATATAATGACTCTCTATTGTTATAAACAGTAGAGAGTTTTTTATTTTCGGACTATATATTAGAATATGAAAACACCATTAACTTTTGAAAGAATTGTAGGATTATCATCGTTATTTATAGCGAGTTGTGCTGCATTCTTTAGTATAATTGGTATAGGAATGTTATTCAGTGGATCTGCAATTGCATCTATGATTATGGCAAGTTCACTTGAAATTGGAAAATTAGTGGCAACTACATTTTTATATAGATATTGGAAAAAATCTCAAATTTTGTTAAAAACATATCTAATTTTAGCAGTTTTAGCATTGATGTTTATCACATCACTTGGCATCTTTGGTTACTTAACATCTGCATATCAACAGTCTGCAATTGAAAATAAATTGAGTGAAGAAAAGATTGTTTATATACAGGACCAAAAGAAAATGTTTGATGATAAAATCAATAATTCCAAGAAAAGAATCGAAAATATAACAAAATTAAGAACTTCACAAGAAGAACGATTGAATGAAAGTATGACTAATGTTATTATTAGTCGTAATCCAATTCAATTGGCTCAGATTCAACAATCAACAAAAGAATTTATTGATAAAAGTGAAAAAGATATAGAAAACGAGAATAATAAGATACAATTAAGTATTGATGAAATGCAAAAATTAGATAAACAGATATCTGATATTAAACTACAAGGAAGTGGTAAAAAAGATTTACAGACATTTAAATTTGTTGCTGATGAATTTGGTGTAGATATTAATAAAGTAGTAAAATGGTTTATTATTTGTTTGATATCAGTATTTGATCCTCTTGCAATTTGTTTATTATTAGCTTATAATACTACTTTAGGAGATGTTATTTACGTCAAAGATATTATAAAAAAAGAAGAACCAAAAAATGAACCAACTGTTGAAGAAATAGTTGAACAAGCAAAAGAAGAAGCGACACAAGAAGTTAAAGACGGACAAATAATTAAAGAAATTATCAAAGAAGTTCCTATTCATATAGAAAAAGAAGTAATTAAAGAGATTCCTGTAGAAAAAGAAGTGATTAAAGAAGTAATAGTTGATAATGGATATAAACCAAACCATTTTAGTTTTTAAATTAAAATAATAAAAATTGTAATATTAATTTGATTTTAGAAAATTTTACTATATATTTAATTATCAGTTTACTACTATAAACATATGGACGAATTTGATATAAAAGAAGTATTGCATATTTTAAAACAAGCTGAAAAAACACAAGATTGGGATTTAGTAAATGAAGCTATATCATTTATGGAAGAATATCTTGATGACGAAGACGGTTCTGAATATGAATAATTTATGTTAGTTACAGTAATAGTATTATCAGTGGTTTTGACTATTTCAATTTGTTTAAACATTTATTTTTTCATTAAAATGAATGATTTATTCGATTTAATTGAAACAATGGAAAATTGGACACTCCAATATAGAAATTTAGTAGAAAATACACATCGTAGATTAAAAGAAATCGATGAAAAACAAATTTTTGAAAAAGACGATGATGTGGGTTTTGTTTTTTCAGAGATAGTAAAATTGATTGAAATTATCAAAGAAAAATCTAAATGAAAAAACCAAATAAAAAAATGAAAGTTTTAAAAAAAAGAGATATTAAGAAAAAAGTTGTTAAAAATCTTAATAAAAAAGTCTCATTAAAATTAACAAAACAAAAAAAGAAAATGGTTATAAATAAAGTCAAAAAACAGAAAAAAGTTATTCCACTTAAAAAGGAAAAAGTTATTAGGAAAACAACTCCTAAAATTATAATTGAAGAACCTTATGTAGAACCAGAACCTCCAAAGAAAAAATCAACGGAGAAAATGTATTTTACAAAAGATACAGAAATGTATATTATAAAATACAATAAAGAAGAAGATCAAAATGTAAGAAATCATATTTATGAAACGCATATTAAAAATGCGTTTGAAAAATTGGTTGAAAATGTATTTAATACATTTAAATTTACTTATTTTGATAATAGTCCAATTGAAATTCAGAAAGAAACTGTTGCACATTTAGTTTCTAATATGAATAAATTTGAAGAAGGTAAAGGTAAAGCATTTAGTTATTTCAGTATAGTTGCTAAAAATTATCTTATTTTCCACAATAACGGTAATTATAAAAAATATAATCAACACGTAAATATAGCAGATACACCAAGTGAATCATCTGTATGTTTACAAACTGTTGATGCTCACCATAAAGAAGTAGAAACTAATGAATTTCTCAAATTAATGGTAGACTATTGGGAAAAAAATGTTGGTCGTATTTTCACTAAACAAAGAGATTTGAATATAGCAAATGCGGTTATAGAATTATTCAGAAATTGTAATAGAATTGATGCTTTTAATAAAAAAGCATTGTATCTCTATATTAGAGAAATTTCATCTTGTAAGACTCAACAAATTACTAAAGTTATAAATAAGATGAAAAGTTATCAAAAAGTAATTGCTCAATCCTATTTGGATAGAGGTAAATTAAATTGATAGTGTAATTATTCAAATCCATATCTATTTATAGGTATGGATTTAGATTTTGAATTATATAAAGGTAAGAAATATTCAAACTTACTTAAAGATGTTGTAATCAATTCTGAAAGTAAAAAGGATCAAATTGATATTTTGGTATCTGACTTAAGAAGTATGATTAAAACACCAAATGACGCTATTGTCATCGTTCCTCTCATTAAAGATTATTTAGATGTAGGAGTTAGGAACGATGAACAATTAGTTAAATTAGCTGCCATAGTACAAAGATTAGTCAGTAATAATAATAAAGGTGAAGAAGAAGTAGGCGGATTGTCTGAAGAAGAAAGAAAACAATTAATGGCTGAAGTAGAAAAAATTACTGAAAATATAAATTCTCCACTAGAAATAAAGAAATAATATGCCATATTTTAATATAAAATCTTCTCCGGTTAGTTTTGGACAATTGAATAATTTAGGGTTATCAGTTAGTAGTGGTAACTCTTCACCATCTGTAAATGAATTTTATGAATTAGAACCAGCTATAGTTTTAGATGTCATTTTAGATGAAAAACACCCAGAAATAGTAAATAAACGTCATTTTGTAGATTCTAGAAATATTCCTCAAAATTATAAAGGTGAACAACCTTTAAATACAGATATTGATTATACTTATATTGGTGCTTGTAAAGTAAGACTTTGTTTTTCTCAACAAGGAATTGAAAAGGAAAAACTCTCTTGGGCATTTCCAATAGAATCTACTGGAATAGTTGAATATCCATTGTTAAATGAAGTAGTAATTGTAGTAAAGTATTTAGATAAATTATTTTATACTAGAAAATTAAATTTAAATGGATTTGTTAATCAAGAATCTAATTTTAGACTTGAAAAGTTTTATGGAAATAATGATGGTAATACTGATTTAGTTGGCGAAGATTCTATAAAAAGCGAACCAGTTGAAGGGCCTACATCATTAAATGCTCATAAAAAAATTGCAAATAATCAAGTAAAAGGTGTTCTAGGTTCATATTTTCTTGCTAATTCAAAAATAAGAAAATTAAGAAGATATGAAGGTGATACTGTTTTTGAAAGTCGTCACGGACAATCAATTCGTTTTTCTGCTTATGATAGTATAAGAGAAAATGATAAAGGATTTTATCCGGATTATAAAGGAGACCCAACCGTAAATAAACCTACAGAAGGTTGCGGAAATCCTATGATATTGATAAGAAATAGACAAAGAAAATTATCATTAGATAAACCAATTGCAGGTATATCTAAATTGCCAGATATTCCATCAATTATTAATTCTCAAAAAAATGTTGGCGGATTAATAGAAGAAGATATTAATCATGATGGTAGTTCAATTTATATTACATCTGGATTAACTAAATCAAAATGGAAAACAACATGTTATAAATCTTTGTTTCAACAAGGTAAAGAAGAACAACCATTATTTTCTCCTATTGGTTCAACATCTTTTAATTTTGATATTGAAAATTTAAAAGGAGACCAAATAGTAATTAATACCGATAGATTAATTTTAAGTAGTCGATTTGGAGAATCATTACATTTTTCCAAAGAAAGATATGGAGTAGTTACTGATAGTGAATATACAGTTGATGCTCATGATCAAATTGTGTTAACTACAAACAATAAAACAGTATTAAATAGTCCTGCAATATATTTGGGTCAATATGGACAGACAAATGAACCTGTATTATTGGGACAAACAACAGTAGATTGGTTATATGATTTATGTAATTGGTTACTAGACCATGTACATTGGTATAATCACGTTCATAATAATTCTCCTGGTCCAAACCCAGATAAAACTCAAGAATCTGTACAAGATAAACAATTGAAGTTTTTAAGAGACAATTTAGATAAATTGATGAGTCGAAGAGTATTTGTTACCGGTGGAGGATATGCTCCAGGTGTAGATGGTGTGATGCCAAATGGAATGAAAAATGGAACCGAACCAGTTTCTGTCAATATTGTGTCAGGTGAAGGATTGCCTGGGGAATTTAAAGGAAAATTAAGAAGAGAAGGTCCGGTTGAAATACAATTTGAAGAAGTATGATAAATAAACTTACATCATTTAAAGATATCGATCCTGCTTTACCTGGACCACCAACAGAAGCATCTAATGGATTGAAATTTGTTACTTCAAAAAAAGCAGATATTGCTAAAAATATATCTAAACCATCAATTCCAAATATTCCTAATATACCAACTCCATCTGTACCTTCAGTACCTAATTTACCTAGTATACCTAGTGTTCCTTCGTTACCATCTCCTAGTTTACCAAATTTATCTGGATTAAATACACCAAGTATACCTCCTTTACCAACTCCTCCACAATTGCCAAGTACCAATATACCTAAATTATCTGCTCCAAATTTCAATCCAAAACATTTTAGTCCTGGTTCAGTAACAGGAAAATCTGTTGATAGATTGTCAGGAGCGATATCAAGTGCTAAAAGTGGATTAAATAAAGCTGTAAGTGGAATAACATCTGCTGCAAAAACGGTTTCTTCTGGTATAGGTGCGGGTATTGGAGGTGCAATGAGTGGAGCAACTGGAGGTGCAATAGGCGGAACTATAGGGGGTGCGATATCAGGAGGTGTAACTGGTGCGGTAGGAGGTGGCATTGGAGGTGGATTAGGTGCAGGAATAGGAAATAAATTAGGAGGAAATTTAGGTGCCGGTATAGGTGGAGCTGTAGGTGCTATTGGAGGTGTATCATTAGCAAAAAAGATTAAATCTGGTATGGGTAAACGAATAAAAACTGTAAAAATTCCAAAACCACCATCTGCGGAAGAAATAAATAACAAAATAAATAATACAATCCCAAAAATTCAATGATAATTATATAGTATATGAAAAGTAATGAATTAAAAGAGATAATTAGGGCCGTAATTAAAGAAGAATTGGATAAAACTTTACCTATTTTAATACCAAAAGTACTTACTGAAGTATTATCCGGCAAACAAGTTCCTATAATTGATTCTCAAACTCCTACAAAGAATGTAGTTAAAGAATCGGTACAAAAACCTAAAGAAATTAAAAAATATTCAAGTAATCCTGTTTTGAATGAGATTTTGAATCAAACTGTCGTTAAAATACCAAGAGAAGATTCTATGGCAGGTCTAGATTCTAGCTTTAAATCTCAAGCATTTTCTGGAATGCAAATAAATGAATCTGCAGAAGTTACAGAACCAGAACCAGTTGCTCCTGTAACTGAAGAACAAGGTAAAGTAATGGATGTTCTTAAAAGAGATTTTAGAAGTTTAATGAAGGCTGTAGATAAAAAGAAACAAAATGGTACAATAGGTTCTGGTATGGTATCAATGGGATAATATGAATCCAATAGGACTAACATTACCGATTCAAATTGGTAGAAATGGCTATTTTGAACAAAGTTATGACACTTTGACTCAAGTAAAAGCCAATATTACTAATTTATTGAGAACTAAAAAAGGCGAACGAAGAATGAATCCAAACTTTGGTTCTGGATTACAAGAATATTTATTTGAACAAAATTTACAAGATTCTCCTGACATAATTAAACAAATTATAACTGATGAAATCAATAATTATGTACCTGGTGTAATTGTAAATAAAATAGATATTGGATTATCAAATCAAGAAAAAAATCAACTAACAGATAGTTATATATTATATATAAAAATACAATTTACGGTTAATAATCAAATAGATACATTGAATTTGACAGTTAATCAAAATAATATTTAACTATGGCAGACATTATACAAAAGTCATTTAATAGTTCTAAAAAAGATATCAAATATCTTAATAGAGATTTTTCATCTTTTAAAGCTAGTTTAATTGAGTATTCAAAAACATATTTTCCAAGAACTTACAAAGATTTTAGTGATGCTTCACCAGGTATGATGTTTATTGAAATGGCATCTTATATTGGGGATGTTCTTTCATATTATACCGATTATCAATTCAAAGAAAGTTTAATGCCATATGCTGAAGAACGTAAAAATGTATTAGCATTAGCAAATTATCTTGGTTATAAAACCAAACCTACTAAATCTGCAACTACAAATATTGATTTATATCAAATAATTCCTTCTACAAAGGATTCAAGTAACAATTATATTCCTGATAACAATTATGCTCTTAAAATAAGAGAGTATATGGAAGTTTCAAATGAAAGCGGAGTAAGTTTTATTACTACAGATCCTGTGGATTTTTCATTAGACAGTAAATTTTCACCAAGAGAAGTAACGGTTTATTCAAGAGACGATTACGGTATTCCACAATTTTTCTTACTTAAAAAATCAGTTAAAGTCATTGCGGGAAAAATTACAACCGAATCATTTACTGTTGGTGCAGCAGTACAATTTTATAAAATATCATTATCCGAAAACAATGTAGTTGATATAATTGATGTAAGAGACAGTGATAACAATAAATGGTATGAAGTCGATTATTTAGCTCAAGATTTAGTATTTACTGAAACTGAAAATACGGATTTTACTAATAACGACTATGTACAATATTCTGCAGAAGTACCAAAATTAATTAAAAGTTTAAAAACTTCTCGTAAATTTGTTGTAAATGTCACTGCAAACAATACGACATATCTTGAATTTGGGGCGGGAATTGAATCAACTTCAGATGAAGTAATATATCCAAATTCAGAATTAGTTGGAG